ATGCTAAGTGGTTGGCGACGTATCATAAGTGGTGTGAGATAAATGGCTGCGCTCCATCATCATCCGATTTGATTTCTGCTCGTGAAGCATTGGAGGGGAAAGATGATTGATGATCTTGTGAAGCGGCTGCGGTTAATTGGAGAAAAGCGACTGCAATGCACGGCTTGCTATAGGTTTATTGAAACAGCTGATGAAGCCGCCAACCGCATCGAGAAGCTGGAGGCGGTGTTGCGGGAGATAGTTGAGTTAGGTTTCTGGGATGGTGATCGAGCAATGGATATTGCCCGCAAAGCATTGGAGGGGGGAGTTGAGTGAATTTGAAGTAACCGCGTTTTGGTTTGTTGTTGGCATGGTGCTGATGACAATAAGCTGGGGACTAATGAAATGAACTACACAGACGTATTCGCACAAGCCATTGCTACCTTGAGGGAGCGTGGAGAGAAGTATGGGAACGCCGCTGAGATGTTTGACCGAACAGCTCGCCTGGCAACGATCATCCTCGACAGAGAAATCTCACCCTTTGAAGTGGCGACCATCTTGAAGTGCTTGAAGGACGCTAGGAAAAAGAATGACAGGCTCAACGTCGATCACTACATCGACGCAATCAATTACGAAGCGTTTGCGTATCAGTTTGCCACCGCAGGTCTTGATGAATTGGCCGAAAACCAAGTTGCCGCTGAGCTGGCAAAGAAACTGGCCCCCGTAAACCCTTACACAGGAGACGAAAATGTCTAAGAAAAAAGCAGAAGCGCCAAAGAAAGAGAAAGCCCCTAGGAAGCCGCCCAGGCGCAAGGTATTTGTCGCCACCCCTATGTATGGCGGCATGTGTACGGGCTTCTACACGCAGTCCTTGCTCATGATGCAGCATGTGTTCATGCAGCACGGGGTGGAGTCCGCTCTGTCCTTTGTTTTCAATGAAAGCCTGATCCAACGTGCTCGCAACAGCCTGGCTCATGCTTTCTTGAAGACGGACGCCACGCATCTATTGTTTATTGACGCCGATCTCAGGTTTGACCCACACGGCGTGTATCATATGCTTGAGGCAAACAAGGATGTGATCTGCGGCATCTATCCCAAGAAAGAAATTAATTGGGAAATGGTAAAGATGGCCGTCGATGCTGGCGTTCCCGTCGATCAGTTGAAGCACCACACGGGTTCATGGGTCATCAACTTGGCTGAATACGCAGGCAACGCAACTGTTAACGCTGCCAAGCCTTTTGAGATATGGGCCGGTGGTACAGGCATGATGCTAATCAAGCGCAAAGTGTTTGAGAGGCTCAAAGAAACCACTGAGACTTATGTGAACGATATGGTGGACCTGGCTGGGGAGATGAAAGATAGAGAACGTATCTACAACTTCTTCTCTCTGAGCATAGAGCCCGGCACAGAGCGCCTGCTGTCCGAAGACTACCACTTTTGCCGTGAATGGCGCGAGATTGGGGGCAAAATATACGCTGCCCCCTGGCTCACGCCTGGGCACATTGGGACGTACTTGTTCGAAGGCCAGCTACCGCTTGAAGATCAACCGCAATAGCCCTGACGACGGGCATTGTTGACTTTCACTTCAATAATGGTCTGGGTGGTGTCTTTCTGAGACCAGGAAACATCCTTCCAGACCTCACAAGCACTCTTATTCGTCTCGACGGTGCCCGTCAGAGTTGCGCACCCGATCAGGGGAAGTGTCAACAGCATCGCCAGCATTAACCGCATTTCCAATCCTCCTGAGAGCGTCCGCATTGGCCGCAGCTTCAACGCCAGCAATCGCATCTGCTCGTATTTTGAAGTAGACACCCGATAGCACGACGATGGCAGCTACCGCCATCATCAAATACCGGCCCAAAGGCGTGAAGAGCAAATTAAACATTATGCTCCTCCATGTGCTTCTTACGGAAGAACCATATGGCCGCCGCCAACGCAATGATGGCGGACATGATAAGGAAATTGGTGTTGCTGAGTAGTCCAACAACCTGGTTTGCCGTATCAGACGCGTCTTGAGCTTGCGCAGCGACTTCCTTAGCAGCGCCCAGCCCTCCAAGCCCTGCCGTAAGAAGCGCCGCATTGCCCTGCTTGCTGTCCGCCATTGTTCGTACAGGTACAGGATCGGGATCGGTGCGCTGTTCATGTTCATCAGTCGTCGGCTCTTCTTTTACGGTGGAGGCCTCTACAGCTTCTCCAGAAACCCACCAAGCGCCTTCAGCTTGGCGACGACGCACAAGACCAGGAAGAACCTTTCCGCCGCCCTTGGTCCATTTCAGAAGCTCTGTGGGCACTTCATCAAACTGCGCCGCGTTTACCTTTTTGAGCAAGGTAGAGGACTTCAGGTTTCCGACGCCAGCGTTGTAAGCGAAGTCAACAAGGACATCAAACTGGTGCTGGGTTAGGGGCTGGTGGACCATGCCCTCAACAGCGGCCTCGTACTGTTTGAGATCGCGCACCAACATGTCGTCGGCTTGCTGTTGGGTGATCGTCATCCCGTCACGCGGCGGCGGGGCTCCAGCAGCAGCAGTATGGCCGTAGCCAATAGTGCAAATGCCAGCCGGGCACCGATAAGCCTTCAGCTTGCAGCCTTCAAACTTCTGAAGAAGGGCTTCACGGCCCTCTTGGCTCATTTGCATGTCATTCCTCCTAGTGAGTGAGGCCAATGGCGGCGAGCAGTATGCAGGCTGCCAAGAGAATAAAAATGAGGAAACCAGCCCCCCACATCATCACGCTATCCATCAACTCCTCCTGTTGCTTAGCAACTTCAAGAGCAGCGGCGCGCTGTTCTTTTTTAATTCTGGTGGTGGCGGCGACAACCTGGTCCCAAGCGACGATGCCAAACTCGCCGACAAAGTGGTTCTTCAGATCAGCCATCATTTGATCGGCTTCGGCTTTCGCAGCGTAGGCTTCCATTGCCATTTGCTCTGCGCTCTTGCCTTCCAGCAAGTTTCCACGCGGCGGCTTTGCGGCAGCGCGAGTGATAGCAGCAACGCTATCAAAGAGGGAGCCCATATCCCCAGCCATGCCTTGTATTTCTTTGCCAACAGCTATGCCAGCCTTGATGGCCTCGTAACTGCCTTTAGCAAGAGCAAGTAGTGTAAGAGGGTCCATTTACCGACATCCCCAACGCCTTCTTGCGGCTTTACCGCGCTCACCCTTCCACTTTTTTGACCGGGCGCAGAAGCTTTTGTGACGGCCACTTTTGGGGTCTTTGGTAGGGGCTTTCAGCTTCGAACCGGTCGCCTTGTTGTACTTGCGCCGACCCTTTTCAGTGAGACCGCCCCCAGCCTTCACCGACTGCTTTTCTCCCCGCCCAACACTGAGGGACGGACCAGACATTACAGACCTTCGCCCGGCGTAAAGTAGCACTCTGACGCCGCTTCTCCGATAAAAGCGATGTACATGTTCGTGCCAGAAGTGAACTGGTAAGGAACCGTAATTACTTTGATCGTGCCAGGAACGGACACCAGCGCATACGACGGCGTACCGGCAACCGGCAAAGTCGCAGTCACGTTCGACAGGTTGCTTACCGTGAAGTATACGGGGTATCCCGTCGCACCAGTCGGTTGATGGTTTGCAACCATGAGCTGATTGCAGGGACTGTCCGATGTGATGGTGATGGTCTGGCTAGAGGTAGTGGCATTGGCCTTGTACGTCTTGCCTTGAGCCTGAAAAGCAATGTTATTGCCCATTAGACGCCACCCTTCTCCGGCTTGCTGACGGGAGAATTCTTGTAGTCGTCAGGACGACCACTGAAATTCCACACAGCCTGGAAACCCCCGGCAGGAGCTTTGCCGGGAGTAAAGGTTCCGCCGCCGTACCCATAGCCGTCGCGGGGCTTCTGGGGACGGATGGGAATGGAATGCGCCCCTAGATTGGGGTGAACCGCATCATTCGGGCTGTTCTTGTTGTTGCGATCTTTCACGGGCAGGCTCCTTCTTAGGTCCACGCGTTTCTTTGGTTAGGCTTGGGATGAACACCAGCACCGCAAACCCTCCGGCGATGTAAAGGCGCTCCATCGACGGAGCATACATGGCCCAAGCAGCGAGACCGAAAGTCATCCACAAACCCATGAGGGTCAGAAGTCGAGCTGTGACGACGGCCAAGGCCGTGCGCACGAGCGCTATAACAGAAGCATCCACGATTTGTCCCCAACGTTTGTTGCGTCGGCATTAGACATCATCCTCTGTCAGAAAGCCAGAGCCGTAGGCGTCGTCCGACATTTTCTGTTTAATCTTTTCTAAATTCATTGCACGATCTATTACCTTAAGCTTAACCTCAAGGTCTACAGACGCGTCCAACATGACCGCTTTCAGGAGATCGCTGACGGCCTTTTCGAGATCAGGATTGATGCCGCTGGTCTTCTTGCTCACTCTGATCTCCCGCTTGGCCCGCGAATAGTTAAATAACGAGGCTCTTCCGGCTTTACTTGTCGTTTGATCGTTTCGGGGACCGTCAACAATGCAGGCGTTAAGGTGCCAGGAGACTGCATGGCCGGGCTCAGAGCGCGCTGGACCGCTCGTGCTCCCCTTGATCTCAACATCCTGTTGACGCCAGGAAGCTCGGGGATTTTGCCAAGCAGAGAGTCCAAAGCGCTCTGGTCTCCAGGCTTAAGAACTCCCGCCTTTTCAGCGCGGCTGACAAGATTGATTTCGCGGCCAATGCGCCCAAGCTCATCCAAGCCCTTGGGCTGCAAAGTGCGGAATGTCTCTGGCCTATTGGACAGAAGCTCGCCCAATTGCTTCACGCTCACATCGCCCGCTTGGATGCCGCCCTTACGGGTCAAGTCTTCCAGAACAATAGTGTTGCGATACTGCGGTCTCAGGACTTTCAATTCAGCCGCAATCTTGGGATGATTACGGGCAATCGAGGCATCAAGCTTATCAACCAGCTCGTACAGATAATGAGCATCTTGTCTGGTGCTCCTGCGAGCCAAAGCCGTGATGTCATTTCTGACGCGTTGTATTTCTTCGCCCGCAATCTGGAATTGTGTGGGGCGAGCGCCTCTAGCCATCAAGCTGTCAAACCGGCTGACCAAATTGTCTGCGGTGCTTTTTACGGCGCCAACGCGGGCATTGGC